CTTTGGCTCATTTTAGAGGTAGAACATTTGAAAATTCTATAGTAATAGTAGATGAGTTCCAAAATTTAACTAGAGCTCAATTTAAAATGACATTAGGTAGAATAGGAAAAGGATCAACAATGATATTTTGTGGAGACAACCAACAAATTGATTTAAAAGACCCAAACTACTCAGCTATTCATGACATAGCTAAAATATGTGATTCTCAATATGTTTATAAAAGAGTACTATTAGATAATCATCGTCATGAAGCAATAGATGAAGTATTTGAGATGTTAAATGGAATGTAAATTTTTTATTACTTTTTCATATTTATAACAAAACATAAATATGGCCTCTACACTAACCCCTTCAACTTTTAATGTAAAAATAATTGAAGAACAAGTTGTTAAAAGCAATACTATAAAAAATCAAACAACATTTACTATTGACAGTGTTACTAATGTTGATAGAAGAACTGTAACTTGTCCTAGTGCTACCTCTGTTACTTTATTTAATCTAGATGGAGTAGTATCATCATCAGCACAAGTTGCAGGATTTGGAGCTAGAATAACTAGTGGTGCAGCTGATATGGTAGATGGAGAAATTGTAATAGCAGTAGGTAAAAACGCAATTACTTCATCAGATGCATTAGCAGTAGATAGTGATGGTAATTTAGGAATAGGTACAACATCCCCAGATGTAAGATTACACATGGTTGGTGACGGTCCAGAGACCTCTCAATTTAGGATGGATCAGTACAACGACACTACTGATGCCGCAGACATAAGGATAAGAAGAGCTAGAGGTACCCAAGCATCACCATCAGATTTACAAGCAGGAGATTATATTTTTCGATTAAATGTTCAAGGTAGAGATGGAGGAACATTTAAAGAATACGCAGCTTTACAGTTTGACGTAGATGATGATCAAGATGCTTGTATCTATAGATTAAAGACAAGAGGAGACTCTGGAGGTTCATCTGTTACTAGGTACTCAATAGACGGATCAGGTCTTCATTCAATTACCGGTAGCGTAGAATTTAAAGATGTAGTACAAAATATAGGCGGAGTAAGATTTAGCGATAACATCTCAGCATCATTTGGAGATGCTAATGATCTACAAATATATCATGATGGAAGTCATAGTAGAATTAAAGATGCTGGAGTAGGACATTTAACTATAAACGCAACTGATTTTGTAGTAAATAATTCAGCTGATACTAAAAATATGATTATTGCAACCGATGGCGGTTCAGTAAATCTTTATTATGATGCTTCTCAAAAGTTTAGAACTGTAAGTGCAGGAGCAGAAGTAACAGGGCAGCTAGACGTATCAGGGTTAACAAATACAGGTACCTTTAATTCAGAAGGTAATGCAACTGTTTCAGGTAGTTTGATAGTATCATCATCGATTGGTGATAATCCTTTTGGTGTATTAGTCAAAGGAGCAGTTTCAGCATCAGGAGATGTAATAGCATTTCAGTCTTCGGATGAAAGATTAAAAGATAATATTCAACCAATAGAATCACCATTAGAAAAAATATTTAAAATAAATGGAGTTTCGTTTGATTGGAATGATAAACAAGATCTTTACTCAGGTAGAGATGTCGGAGTTATAGCTCAAGAAATTGAAACTGTACTCCCAGAAATAGTGCAGACTCGAGAATCGGGTATGAAAGCAGTACGTTATGAAAAAATTGTCGCGTTATTAATTGAAGCAATAAAAGAGCAGCAGTTACAGATAGATGAGCTAAAAGCTCGTTTATAGCGACCAGGATATAATATGGAAAATATGCCAACAACACCTTCTTGGACTTACCAAGGGAGGATAATCACAGATATATCGGATATGCCAGAAGGAACCTTTGGGTTCATTTATGAAGTACGGTATAAACCTACCGATATTAGATATATAGGAAAAAAAGTACTATATTTTGAAAGAAACAAAAGGTTAGGAAAAAGAGCTTTACAAGAACTTAAAGAAGAAAGAGCTAAAAAAGGACTCAAAGGAAGAACACCTCTTAAACAGAAAATAATAACTGAATCAGATTGGAAAACTTATTTTGGATCTCAAAAAGAAATATTAGAGCTTTCTAAAAAAGATGGAGCAGGAGAAAATTGGGAAAAGAGAATATTAGAGTTTGTTCCTAATAAAAAACTATTAACATACTTTGAAACTAAACACTTAATGATAAATGGAGTATTGGAAGATAAATACTCAGCTCATATAAATGATAATATATTAGGTAAGTTTTATCGTAAAGATTTTATATAGTATGGCTGGTATACCATGTCCATCTTGTAAACAACCTTTAGGGTTAACTTTAGAGTTTATAATGAAGCATCCCAAAATGCAATGTCCACATTGTAATACAATAATGAACTTTGAAGTTAGTGAAGAAATAAAACTTAAAATGGAAAAAGGGTTACGAGAAATAGAACAAATTAAAAAAAAGTATTCTAAAATAGCCAAGTTTACTTAACTCAATTATATTTATAAATGTTATGCAGAATTGTTATTAATCCTGTATGGCACTTAATCCAAATAATAAATTTATAAATTTTTAAAACCATGGCAGGAATCGCAAATCAATTCGTAGGTTTACCGATTGAAGACTTAATTGTATCTCCAATAATTGGAATGGCAAAAGGACAAGCTAAGTTAAATGAAGTAACCTGGAATTACATCAACGAAGTTGCATTCGTTAAAAACAAAGACGGAGCAACAGAAGCTCGTTCATTAGATGTAGAAATGAACAGAGTAGCTACTGATGGTGATACTGGACAGCAAACTTTACAAAAAGTATATAGTAAAATACCTATGCTGCCTTTAGTACCACTACCTTCATTAGCAATAACCGGAGCTGATATTAACTTTACAATGGAAGTTAAATCATCCACAGAATCAAAATCATCAACAGATGCTTCAGTTGAAAGCACAGTTTCAGGAGGATATAAAGGATGGGGCTTCCATGCTAACTTCTCAGTAACTGGTAAAGTAGCAACTCATAAAGAGAATACTAGAAAAACTGATAATTCAGCTAAGTACGACGTATCTGTAAAAGCTACACAATTGCCAGCAACAGAAGGAATGTTAAAATTATCTGATTACTTACAAGAGATGATGGAACCTTCTTTAATTCCTTTATCTAAAAATACTAACTAAGATAGTAGGATATTAGAATAATTTTTCGTATATTGTATATACGGTAAAAAGTGTTATATGGCAAAATTAAATATTGAGGAACTAGTAAGCGGTCTTCTTGAGGCCGCTCTAGTAGCTCAAAACATAAGTGAGAGACAACATATTAATTCTCTTAGAAACTATTTTGACAATAAAGGTAATCCAAAAACAACTACTTTAAAAGTAGGAGAAAAAGACATAACAGTTCCTTTATATATTTTAGCAGACCATTCTTCTATAGGTCTTGATAAATTAGAAATAGACTTTGATGCTAGATTAGTATTTGGTGATGATGATACAGCAGTATCTAAATTAAAAAAATCATTACTAGGAGTTTTTAAGAAACCTGACTTTGAACATAACATAAAAGATATTCAAGTAGACTCAGGATTCTCACTAAATAGTGCTGGTACAGCAAAAATAAAGGTTACGTTTAAAGCAGACCAAAAACCAGAGATGGTTTCTAGATTAGTCGATTCATATATTGCTACTATGGACGATGAGACAGCTAAGTAGCTCCTCTATTTTATACTGTATTTTTTAACGTATCTTATTTAGATAGTATAAATGTATAAAAAAATATTTTAAACGCATAGAGACGGTTAAATTTTTATTTATAACTTTTTAATAAGGATACCGGGTTGAAAGCTATTTATATTAAATTAAAGCAATGAATATAAATTGTAATTGTAAATCATGTAACTGCGGCTCTTCATGTAGCTGCTCTTGCTGTGACTGCTAAAAAATAAGATATGCCTCCAAAGTTAAAACCAAGTACAAAAGAATACGAAAGAGACTCTAGAGGTAGAATGACGCAAAAGTGGAAATGGGTTCACTATACACCATCTAATACATCGACTAAAGAATTAAAAAAGATGTATGAGAGTCCAAGTTATAGTAGAAAAAAGAATTTGATAAAAAACGAATTAATAAAGCGCAATGAAATTATCTAATATAATACTTGAAAAAGAAGAAGATAAATTTGCTGGTCAAGACCCTAAAGCAGGCTCTACTATTAAAGG